GATGCCGCGACGTTCAACGCAGCAGGCACGACGGTCTCGAGCCTCGCAGATTCACCGCAGGCGATCCAGAGCACAGGCCTAAGCATCACCACGCCAACCAGCAACGACGGATACGCGTTGCGTGGAGCCAAGGCCGTGCTCGTGCTGGTCGAAACCGACAGCCTGTTAGTCAATCTCAATCCAGCCGCGGCCGAGTTCCCGATCGTCGCACAGGTGCTCTAATGGCAAGCCTCATCTCCATCGCCGAGTACAAGGTCTGGGCGGGCATCAGCGGCACCGCACAGGACGCACTGCTGACGGTGCTGGTGGATGCCGTGTCGATGGAGGTTCGCCGCTGGTGTGACCGCAACCTGATCGACGGCTTCGAGTCGGTGAGCCGCACCGAGCGATACGACGGCAACAACGAACAGACCATTCAACTGAAGGAATGGCCTGTCACCAGCATCGCCAGCGTGAAGTTGTATCAGGCCGACGGCACGTCGCAGACATACGACTCGACCACGTACCGCGTCGATGCCGACTCGGGCGTTCTGTCTCGCATCGACCCGAAGAAAGGGCGGTTCCCAGTCACCGCCTTCGGCACCGTCAACGCGACATTCAGCGTGCAGCCGTGGTTCGACGAGGGCTGGCAGAACATCGAAGTGGTGTACACCGCTGGGTATGCACGGACCCCAACAGACCTGCTTCCGGCCGACCTGAAGATGGCGTGCTATCGCCTGACGGATCTTGCCTACTCGGCCCGCGGCCGCAACTTCGGCCTTGCCAGCGAGAGCCTCGGCCAGTACTCGTACAGCAATCTCGACCCGTCCAAGACGACCGAAATCAAGGCGTCGCTCATGGCCGCTTACAACAGCATGAGGGCTTGACCATGGCGACCACACCGTGGCACCTTCTGACTCAGACCATGGAGATCTACGCCGGCACGTGGACGGCAGGCACCGATGGCGTGCCGCAATCGTCGTTCTCTGGAACCGCCGTCAGCGTCAGGTGTCAGATTCAGCCGCTGTCCGCAGGCGACGCCTTGGCCTACGGACGCGACACCACGACAAAGGTCTACGACGTGTTCTGCGCACCGGTGAATACAGCGGGTGCCGCATGGACCTGCACGCCAAAGGACAAGATCCTCATCGGCGGCGTTCGATACCGGGCGACCGGCCAACCGCGTGACCTCATCAGCATGGGCACGGTGCTCGTGCTCGGCATTGAAAGGGACGTTGACTAATGGCCATCCGCGTCGGCAAAGTGACGATGACGATTGATCAGGCCCGCATGGCGGCGATCGTCGGCGAGGCGTCCAACGTCGGCGTCGGTCGCATGTCGCGGCTGTACGTGAACCGCATCAAGCAGTCGTTCGTCAAGACGAGTTGGTTCAAGCCATCGCCAGCGGGCGGACCACCGGGCACGGTCACCGGCAATCTGCGGCGGTCGATCACGGCGACGCCTCCGGCAAACGGCCGAGCGATGGTCGGCACGAATGCCAAGTACGCCAGAATCCAAGAGTACGGTGGAGTCATTACGGCCAAGCGATCAAAGTTCCTGACCGTGCCGGCGAACGTCGAGGCCGCCAAGATCCGTGCGACGGTCAACACGCTCCGCAGCGTGCCGGGCCTGTCGTTCCGTCCTGGGCGTCGGCCGGGCATTGCGTTCCTCGTTCGCAGCGGCAAGGGCAAGGGGTCCGGCGAGTTGATGTATGTGCTGAAGCGATCGGTCAAACTGCCGCCTCGCCCATTCATGCGGCCCGCGGCGGCAAACAAGCAATGGCGGCAGGACGGACTCGCCCAGTTCCGGGCCGGGTTCGTGTCGGTGGTTCGCAGGCACTTCAGGGCCGCAGCCGCGGCAGGGGCACCCACCGCATGATCCTGAGCAGCATCTACCAGTCGATCATTGACCGCATCAAGGCCGACACCGGGGCCGGCGGCCTCTACTTCGGCAACGCGTGGAACATCATCAGCGGTGCGTACTCGGTCATGGGAACGCCCGCGGCCATCGTGTTCCCCTACGTGCTGGTGTCGGTCCGGCTCGATCAGGACCATTCGCTGACGGCCGACGAATGGAACGCCACGGCGACTTTCAGCGTGTTCGATCAGGTGCAGGACTACGCCAGCGGCGCCACGTTCACGAATCGCATCACGGCCGTCATGGACCGCCTGCACGGCAACGCGGTGCTGCAGGCCGGACGCGTGCCGACGTACGGCTTTCACCGGCACCTGCTCGTGCTGCCGACGAACGGGTACACTGCCAAGGCGAGCAACTGTTTCGTGCGGACATACGACGCGACGATGGCGGACGAACACAACCTGACGGGCACGATGACGATGACCTTCCGCGTGTCGGCACTCGCGGCGAATCCCTGAGAGACCACCATGGCATACCCACTCACCAGCGAAACCGGAAACCTGACCTGCGCCGTGGCCACCACGGACCTCAATCAGTTGTTCACGAACGCCATCCGCATGACCGGCGACCTCGCCACAATCAACATCGAGGCGACGGAGATCGAAGTCACACAGGCGACCGGCTCGGCGATCAACATTGGCACGATGATCGGCGGCCTGCGAACCGGCACCGTCGAGTTCTCCGGCATCTACCCAAGGACGACGACGCCGCTGGCGGCCTCCTCGAGCATCACGTACTCGAGTGGTTATGTGCAGTACGTCAACTCATGGAACCTCGAGATCTCGTGGCCGGAAATCGACATCACGACGATCAGTTCCTCGAGCGTTCCGACGTGGCGTCGGTGGATGCCGGGCGGCATCGGCATGTGGTCCGGCTCGTACACCTGCAAGGCGGACGATACCAATCCGCCCGTGATTCCTCCGAGCGGTGCGGCATCGTCGGCCACCTTCCAGTTTGCGGCCTCGGGCACGCCGTCGCTGGCCGGCAACATCACGGCACCTCGCCTGTCGCAGCGTGTGCGGCTCGGCGACTTCAGCGAGTTGGTGTACAACTTCCGAGGCTCGGGCGACCTGACGCAAACGGTGTCGGCTGACTACCCGGGCCTTACGCGATCGACCACGGGCGCCATCTCAAAGCCGTCTTGGGACGCGGTGGGCGGCAACGGCGTGCCCGACGTGACCTGCGTGCTCAAGGTGGCCGGCAGCCGGGAGTGGACGTTCCCGGCCTTCTGGACGAGGCTCAATCTCGAGTGGAAGGTTGACGACGTGGTGCGTGTGACGGGCACGCTTCGGATCGCTGACACCGCAAGCGTGGCGTAAGGAGGAACACCTTGGCCGAGCCGATGAATCTCGGTATCGTCGTTGAAGCCGACACGTCCAAACTCGGCCCGCAGTTGTCGGCTGCCGCCGGTCAGGTCAACGCCGCAGGAGGAGCCGCGGCCGGTGCAGTGGATAAGGCGACCGAGGCGACCAACAAGCAGGCGGCGGCAACATCAGCACTCGGAGAACGGCTCAAGGCCGTCAAGAAAACCTACGGCGAGCAAGTCGAGACCATCCAAGGCCTTATCGGCAAGGTGTTCGCCGTCGGTGCCATCGCCACGACGTTTTACAAGATCGGCGAGGCGATCAGCCTGTACGTGATCGACCGGCTCAAGACGGCAAACCAGCGGGCGGAGGAGTTCCGCAAGACGATCAGCAAGACGGACGAGGCCGCGGCACGGATGCAGATCGCCGACAAGTTCGACGAGTTGTCCGAAAAACTCTACCACATGGAAGTCCAGTTTCGTCCACTGACGAACTTCCTTCAGGAAACCATCCCGCAAATCGGGAACTTGCTCGGAGACAATCTCAAAGATACGCGAGAGCAGTTGCGACAACTGGCGATCGACGCGCAGACCACGACCAACCGGGCCAACCTCAAGAAGAACTTCAAGGAACAACAGGACGCCGCGAAAGAGGCCGCCAAGACTCAACAGGACGCCGCCAAGCAGGTCGCCGATGCCATCATCGCCGCTCGCCGTGACGCCATGACCGAGGAGGAGCGGATCGCGTTCGATGCCGAAACGCGTATTGCCGCTCTCGTCAAGGCCTTCAACGAACAGAGCAACGCCGACCGGATCGCCAAGGAAGCCGAGACCTACGAGGCCATTGCGGCCATCGCTGACACGGCGAGAGCCGATATCGAGGCCAAGCGCAAGGCCGCAGCCGACGAGGAAGCCCGCAAGCGTGACGATGAACGCCAGAAGGAAGAGGACTGGTGGGAAAAACTCCGCAGCCATCAAGAGGAGCAGGAGCAGAAGGCCAAGCAGACACGTGACGCGTGGAGCAACGCGTACAAGGCCATCCGCGAGGAATCGAACAAGGCCTTCGCCAGCGATCAGGCCGCGTCGCTCGTGCAGTTCGCACAGCAACTTCGGATCGAGGGCATGGCCGCTTCCGCATCCATGAA